TGGGGCTTGAACCCCCACCTCATAATTCCCTCGCCAGGTGGATCTGAGGGACGATGTATCCCACCCGTGCAACGTTGCCAAGCATGTGTAAGTAGGGGGCGGTGGTGGTCTGCACACATAACAGATCACCACGTTACGAGAGCGTATCGCTTGTTTGAGAGGAACCGCTCCAGATACATGTACATGTCTGGAATTATCTTTGATACAGGGCCTCTAGGCCGCATAGCTGATATCATTTGGGTTAACCCTCCCACTTTTTCGCTCATTTGTTCGCCGACGTGGAGCAAACTGACCACTGAGGTCATCTTGTCTGACTGACCTAACAAAAGCTCCATCAATTTAGTGTTCGTTAGGCCACGCAGGGATTTTGTGAACTGAATTCCCTGTTTCTGTAGGTATGAATTTGGTAATTCTAAAAGGTACCACCGCATGATTACTTTTGTTTTGTTAATTGAATCGGGGATTGTGGGTCTGATCGGAATGTTAGAGTTGTCAAATCTGTAATGAACGTTGGATGGGGCCATTCTTTTAAAAGAATATTTCCGGTGTATTTTTTTATCACCGATTCCAAAAATAGAATAAAAATATGATTCACGGTCTATGTCTCTTGAGACGTTGGTCAAGTAAGCCAACCAGTACTCCTGGGCACTGGTCTCCATCACCCCTCCGCCACCCAGACACATTGGCGTCTGGACCCATTTGTAGAATTCGTTCTCTTGAAACCAGATGTCGCGTCCCATTCTCTCAATGGTGTCAAGGATCACACTGTTATCTGTGCGGAATGGCAGGATTCTTGATATGTACGTCCACCAACTGTGTGAGATTTCTGACTGTACTGATCTTTGGTACTGATCCAGCCATGGACTAGCATAGTAGATGGATTTCAGAGCTAGGGCTGGATACCCAATAACACCAGTTGGTGTGGCCACTTTTCTCAAGAACTCTCCGACGCGGCCTGATATACTTTTGTCTGCGTTGGCGGGAATACCGAATGTTCGATACTCCGCGACACACCGGTCTACATCCAGTTCATCGATGTCGCTGAACAATATGATGTCATCACCTAATACCAAATGCTGACAGAAGTAACCCGTCCTTTCCTTGATCCACATCGCTGCCAAATGCGATATCGTTGAACCCAGCAATGAAGTAAGACGCCACCCACTCAATAATCCGTGTTCCCATCGCCAACTGGCAGGTCCAAAATGCAACACGGCCTTATCTAGATGTTCCAATTCCATTTCAACAACTTTTTGGGTCTCTGCGTCGAATCCCATTCTGCGAACAAATTCTACCACGAACCATTTGGGGACGTTATGATCGAATCGATCCCCATCTATCGAGCAATAAGACCAATACTGCTTGTCCAGATAAGTTTGATATGCCAGTTTCTGGTAAGCAGGGCTCGGTATATCCCAGTTCGTCATCCGGTATAGCAGGTAAGACTGGCGGATGTGTGAACCCATTGGACTACTGATTATTTCCCTCGTTTTAGCTGGCTCCCGCTTTAGTGCTACAGTGTACGTTCCGTCGGTATTGCACGCTGCCTTGTACAATTCTTGGCCGTAGTGGTCCGAGGTAACATCTCCTAATTTAGAGAATCCCCATGCCCACTTTGATCTCATTTTATTGCCCCTGAATTCTACTGCAGGCGCTCCCCCACTAGTAGCCCACCTCATCACATCCTTGGAATATTCTTCGAATGTGAGACTTATTGACTGGTGTATTTTCTTGGTAGCAGCAAAAACCGAATCCAACTTGTCCAACAACCATTCCCTGGGGAAGGTATCAATCTCTCCTTTCACCCATGAATCCATATCACGGTGTATCTGTTCTGTAGTGTATGGAGACGGACCTCCTAATGTGTGAAGGTGGCAGAGCATCATATTACCGATACACTCCGACACCTTTGGGAAGAAAAAATTGTGTACGTGTTTTAAGTTTTTTCGGACGAAGTCGTCCACATACTGTGGACCTATTTTCAATTTTGTTATTCTACTGGATATCTTACTTATGATACCCTGTAAACATCTAGCAATGTTTGTTTGTCCCATCCGACATATTGATCTGTAGTAAAAGTGTAGGGCTGAAGAAAACGTTCCGAGTCCTAATGCATGATCATCCTCCCGCGTCCGTGCCAATCCACTCACATCGACGTTAGGTCGCAAGTCCACTATTTCAGGAAACACGCCGTCAAATGTGATTCTGTAGACTGGTCCACACTTGGGAAACTGTCCATTCACCAGGTACTCTGTCCGGTAACTTAAGCTTGGGTTATGGTGGTTGTCACGGGTGTGACGGAATCCGTTATAGCCATGACCTCCTCCCGGGTGGGAGGAGGGTCTGGGTTTTCTATGTGTTGGGTCGGTGGCACCATAATTTTCTCGGCTAAAAAAGATTTTGCTGTAGGGGGGTCCGGTAAGCAGACGGGTGTTACGTGAGGTTCAGCTTGCAGTTCGTTGCGACTCAATCCCAATCCAGATGTTATCACCATAACTGTTTCCACTTCATAGCCCAAAACTCCAGGTGCCACTGCACGGGCGTACGTTGAACTAGAAAGACTAGCAGACTTGTCCCACCCCAGTGTAGTAGGTACCCCCGGGTCTACCAACGCCGTGGATAAGAAGTAGTAATCATCCATCCACATGCTTTCATCATATGGCTTGTCTTCGAAAGCATCGAATACCCGAACTTTAGGCCAAGATGTTTTGCTGTCATTAACCATCAAGAAGAGCCGTGCCTTTAGGTCATTGTTTCTCTTTGTTATCCTGAGCCCATACAACTCCTCTCCCATCAATCGGATTGGCATAACTGAGTCAGTATTAGGGCTGCGTGCAATGCCCAACTTCATGGTCCACTGGAGGTAGTTACATATGGGAACGGGAATACTTTGCATCCAAACTTCTGAATCGAATGGGTTTGTATTGTAATACGAAAGGGCACTCGCCCAATCGTACTCAGGATTGACCAGGTCTAAATTTTGTATGTTTTTGGGGTATATAGTTGAGTGAAATAATCCTTTAAATAATTTTGAATATGCATCGAAGTACTGTGGATAGTCGTTGTAGCCGTATCCTAACCAAAACCAGGGCTGTATATCGTTGTCAATCATCATGGCTGCCATATTCCCAAACATTGCAGATCCGTTGTGTGTCAAGAACTGTTGAACCGCGTATGAGTTAGTGAAACTATATTCAGCACCACCTCCTGTTTCTAGAAATCCCGCAGCCACGGCCAAACGACAGATGGATGTTGCTTGGTTAGCTACGTACTGAGGAGTGTCTGATGTTGGTATGACGGTTGCCCATCGCTGGCTGATCTTATCTACCGTCCATGTTTCGCCATCTTCTTGTCCATCGTTAGAGTAATATCTAGACAAGAATAGATTCTGACCTAACTCACAGTAGCTAGCGGCATGCTGTATACTCGGTGAGACAGAAGAGTAACTGAACCCTGCCATCCGTTGCCGCCTGTCAACGTCCCTGTTCTTTACTGGCAACTCACCATCTGCCCAATCCTTCGAGTCGTACTTATTCTTGAACACTTTAGTTCCTCCGTACGTCCACGCTCCGCCCATCAACAATGGTACCGTTGCTCCGCCCGTCGTAAGCCTTACCCCAGGATACGACACGTTACTTAATTCAGTCGCCAACCCCAGGGCCCTCCGCGTCGAATCTGGTGTGGTCGTCGAATGCATCATGATACCCAGCGCCCAAAAGAAATCTGTGATCTTAGCTGGTATAGATGTTGTATCACTTCCCTCCCAGTACTTTTGCCATGATTCCTTTATGTCTCTATACACTAACTTACCGTTAGTGCCAGGTGACCGGGGAATGTTTGTCCCGAACATAGCGAGTGATGGAGATGCATCCGCCACGCTAGGCATTACCACCAACCAAACTTTCCTGACCCCTGCTATGTACACGCTGTTTGATGACGGCATGAAGTACTCGTTCCCAATCACTACCCGATCTCTTATGTATGTGTTGTCGGGTACCTGCTTATCAGTTGCTTGATATGCACTCTTCCTGTACCATGTTACGGTTCCGTTCCAGTATTCCGAACTCATATGCGATACGACGTACGCACCCAACTTCGTCGGGTTAGCCAACAGCTCTGCGGTTACCGGTATAGCTACCCAGTCCATGTCCAGTAGATTGGGATCGTATTCTGACGCTGTTGGGACCACCCTGGCCATGTACTTCACAAAGTATGTCAAGTGTGACGTAACGACGTATAAAGACGGGTATTCGTCTAAATCACGTCGGGAGATAACAACCCCACGATCGTACGCTTTAACACTTTTGTTACGTATAGTACGGAAAACTATAGGGTCGATGAAATGACGGTCCTTGGTTAGGGAGTACAGCATCAACATTGCCGTTAGCTGCGGAACAACGTCCATGTACGATCCATACTTACTTTTACTCAAAGTATGTGCCAGCCATATCCGTACGTCCGCATCTGTAATGGCAGGACGGCTGATCATGGAGCGGAAGGCATCATCTGGCATATCCTTTGTTATCTTGGTCATGAATTGGGAATAAACGTTGGTGGTTGGCAGTGGTCTATCTACGTCTATATCGGACGGCAACATACTGTAACTTCGAGTGACTGATCTAACGGGCACAGTGTCAGCGCAATCTAAATGTCCTTGATATGATGAAAATTTTGATACACTAGTGGTTTTTATTCCAAACGATTCGGGCAAATCTCCTGATTTTACTAATGTCGGCCAATAGTACGCTGTCTTATCTGGGAGGGGTTGCCATCCTGATGCAACAATGAAATCTTCAGCTGGCGTCTTCACCTTACCGGGTGGAAATACATCTACTTTGTTCAAATCCGGATCTAAATTAGTGTTGGCAATCTTTCCCAATTTGGACGCACTGTTACGACCCCATTTGCTAGGTTGATAGACGTCCATTGAGCGCCATTCTTTCGGCTGAACCAGTCTACGTCCCATGGTTAACCTGTACTTGCTGTTTGACTGGAGGACCGAACGCATACCGGTCGATAACGAATCCCAAACGTTCTTGGGAATTGACGCTGTATCCCTGTAATATATCCGCACTGATGGTGAGATATTTAGTAGTTCTGAATGGGATTCAAGAGCCTGCATGCGCATATCGTCAACAACACTGCTTGACGCGAGACTCTCGTCACTGTAGGCAGATCTTACGCCTTCCTCTTCGTCGGATTCTCCTTCCCTAACAAAGATGATCTTGTCTTCCTTCTTGGGATCGACGGTCCACTGATGGTATCCAGAAGACGCTGTCCAATACGAAGCCGAATAGCAATTTGAATGGTAGAAATAGTTACCACTTTGAGTGTACATATTAATGATGTCTCTATTTGTGAGTGACTGTGAAAATGATACGGAGTGGGGACCCACCCCTGTGTACGGATGCAAGTACCATTGTTTAGCTACTTTTGCTGTTTCGCTATTGAGTACCGACTTGTAGTCAAAGAATGACTGTTTTTGGTACATGGTATCTAATTGTTGTGACTGTCCTGACTGTAATGTTCCTTCGTTAAGTTTAGCTGATTCAATTTTATTAGTATCGGTATCTGGCATAATAATTTAGTTTCCAATTTTGTATCCGCAAATCGTGGATGTCTGGCCGAATTCGGCCTTGCATACCACGTCGAGTAACTTCTCCGATGTAGTTACTCTAAAGAAAATCCGTTCCATGTCGTCCATTTGTTGTTGTTCCAAGTAAGTCACGTGTTTCTCTAACCTTATTAGGTTCCCAGCCAAAATACCCACGATGAACCCTAAGATTAGACACACCACACCTACTCCGTATAATTTCCAAGTTGTGCGTTTCAATTCCTCGTACAACGCGTTTGCACTTAACGCATCTGTACCATGCCTGAACATCTCGTTCCCTTCGTCCACGCTCGTCGCGTTGACTAATACATCCCGTTCATGAGCGTTTACCAAATCATTTTCCATTTCGGTTCCGGGTGAGTACTGACTCTCCAGTCCATGTGTTAAAAACTCAACGCCCTAACGGAGTAGCCCACTCCACTTCCTCGAAATCCGATTCATAAGGTGAGGGCACGATTCTAGGTGCATCGCACGCTCCTGCCACTCCCTCCACCTTACTACTCGAACCTCTTGGTCCTGGTACATGTTCACTCTCTCAGGCTCATCATGACGTCATCCAATTCTGGTTCCTTGGCTGTGGTCTAGGATTTCAGGCCATACGTCGTCCGCCATCCCACAGTTGCTTCTTGTTTTGGTCACCGACCTCGTTCCGTTTTTCCAATTGGGTCACAAATCCCGACTCAGTGTCCCCTTGCAATCGAAGTGGAACTCAGCCGGGGCAAAAGCCCC